CCCCTGAGTGGCAAGATAACCAAGTGTGTAATCTGTAGCCGTAACCCATGCTACATAGGCAAGTTGTATCTGTGCCTGATTGCGATAAAAACGGATGTAATAATCGCCAAATTCAAGCATATACGCCTGAGTGACTGAAAACTGGAAGGGGATAACCCGTGATGCTTTGGCATTGTATTTTGCCCCCGCGATATACTTCCACCCGGGGCGGAATATAAGAGGGCCACGAGGGTCTATAAGAAAGTTTTCAAGGCGATAAAGAGAATTAGGGTATTTATCGAGGTCAGAACGGCCCTCCATAAGAGGAGACCATTCACCGCCGTTGAAATTCTCCTGTAGATGGTGGAAAATACCCAACTATCTTCCCTCCGATTGCCATGAAAAATTACCCTCATCAAGTGGCTGTATATTCTTATGCCGTGGCGGATTACCTTCCATGGCGTTCAACACCCGTGCATTCGGCAATAATATGTTTTCAAGTTCAGAGAGTAGTTCTGTTCGTATTGTTTTTCCTGCATCGCCCATGAGTTTATTTGCAAGTTCAGCACCGAGACGGGTAGCAAGACAGCTTACGAAGGCAGGGTTAAATCTTCCGGTCTCAGTCACTCCCCATATATACCGGATGTATATTTCTTCATCCTGGGGAGTCAGAAACAAACCGCCTTCCACCGTCCATTCTTCATCGCTGCCGTAAAACTCCCATACCCTTAAGCAATCGACAGGGAGCGTATAAGCGTACCAATCTTCAGGGAATGCAGGGGCAGTTGTTAATGCCGCGCTTATATCAGCCCTTTTCATAGCAAAATTCCAGGGGTGACAATAAAGCAACTCATCACGCATAAGCGGATAAAGTATCCTACATGCACGGGCCTCCTTTGTCTCATCAGTAAGAGCGGATATTGATAAATCGCCGAACTTCAGAAGCGCAAGATTGCATATCTGGACTTCTGAGGCAGACATAGGTTATAAACCTCTTTCTTTTTTGGCTTTTACAAGCTCTATCTCGAAACGAGCAAGTTTCCATCTCCTGTCATAAGCAGCCCCCATATCGTCCATTTCTTTTTTGATTGCAGCTAATTTTTCTGCGATTTCTTCCGGGCCCGCTTCTTTTACTTTCTTCGGCATACCAATAAGTTCCGCTGTAAAATCATCAGCAGGTTCACAGTGGTTCAGAACCCCCGACAGCCATTTCTTTGTCTTTGGGTGTTTGCCGAGCTCCATTTGTGCTTTAACAAAACTTTCCGAAACAGTAATAACGCTATCACCCCTTTTTATCCCACCTCCAAACTGAAAATTGTCATTTACAATAAAGGTTGCATCCATACAAAGTTCCTCCTTTTAAAATTAGGAGAGGGCTTTTAACCCCCTCCTGATATTTGCTTACGTCCCAAGTTGAGGCGGCCCACCTATCCATGATGTTACTTTACCTGTGGAAAGATCCTGTGTCGCCACGCTTACCTTTACGCCGAAATACTCTTTTAATTGAGTCACTGGTAAAGGTATTGAAAAAAGAAGCGTACCATCAGGATGTTCAGTGGGTGTGTTTTCCGTTATTTCAGCCGATAAAATTATATCGCCACCCGTTGTCGGTGTGGAATCTGTATCATTATAAAGTGCAAAAGTGAGTACAGACCCGTCTACTGCGGCTAAGAGGTCTTCATCCTCAACAACACAATTCCAGAACAGCTTCCCGCTTACATTGTAGCGACTATTCGTCAGTGTCCCTTTGTGGTCTCTGCCACGAGGAATATAGACCACATCAGTCAGAACTGTACTTGCACCTGCTGCCGCTGCAATGCTTGTGCTTTCACAAAATACTAAGTTTTTATCCATTATCATCTTTTGTCCCTCCTTATGAGATTTCGTCTTCAGTATTGATCAGGATTTCCCGTGCTATCTTCCGGCAAGGTACGCCTGAAAAATAGAGGAAGGGCTCGCCACTCAATCCGTTGCCCGGTGTCCAATACACATTGTTCTTATCTTTGCACCTGATCTGCCCCTGTGTCATTATGGTTTCGTTCATGTAAAGGCGGGTGCCGGGGCCAACTTTCATGTTATTAAGCAAGGTGATCAAATCGTCTTCATCAAATGTATTGACTCCTACTGAAAGTTGTTCGATATTGGCATACCTCCCGATTGCACGTGGATGACGGACACAGAGACCGAAGACTATCTCAAAGTGATCTCTATGAATTTCCATTTTGCCGTCTGCTGTTTCTGAGGTCACATACCCTTTATCCTCATGATTAACGCCCATGTTGGAAGGCATATTTTTTGGGTGCATGAGATATGCCGTATCCTGTCCCCAGGTGACGGCATAGACACTCGTTAAGTCTGAACCTGTGCCGCCCGCCCCGATGACAAAACGACCATCGAGGGTAGCCAATCTGGGGCCAAGACCATGGATTGCATCCGGGTCCATGAAGGTGTTGGAATATAAGATGTCCGACACTACCGTCTGACCTATGCCTTCAATAAAGGCGTCAACTTCACCGGAAAGAAAAACTGCTTCTGACGGCATACTCCTTACGAGCTTAGCGTCAACTTCGCAATAATCCTCGATTATACCGAGAACGTCCATAATTTCCGTTGTTCTCGATACGCTATTCGTAATGCGCTGGTTTAACTTCCTTCTCTGACCAGTAGGTAATGAAGCCCTGCGGGTCGTCTTGTTTACCCAAATGTCATTTGAAGGGAGCCACGGAGCATCAGTCAGAATCTCCCCCATCTCACGGTTCAGGACTTCAACAATCCTTGCCTGATCGCCATTCGGGTCTATGCGTTTTGCCTGTTCTACAAGGCTGTAATAGTTTGTCAGTGTTGGCATTTTTCTGCCTCCTTATGTATTGAATTTTGTGTTCGGGAACCGTGTCTTTGCCTTATCCTCCTCTGATTTTTCTCCGAACATCCCGCCACCACGTTCTCCGCCCATACTGTCATCTGTAATCTTTCCGGCTATGGCGTGGAACATCTTAAGCAGCATCGGATGGTTGCCGAGTGCAAGGCTCCCTATCTTCGTTTCTTCAAAGAATTTTTTACCTTCTTCCTCTGTTATCCCCGCCCATTGAATGACATTTTTAAACGCCCTGTGAGCGAGTTCTGTGTTTGCCTTGAATGTCTCGCCTTTCCATGTGTCCTTGAGTGTGTTTACAGCACCGTCTATGACAGTCTGTTCAGCAGTTAGCCTATCTGTCTCTGCTTTCTGTTGCGCTGTAATGCCGCCCTTGAGCATGTCAACAAAGGCCTGATGAATGACTTTGGCGCCTTTTTTGGATACTTCAGCATTGAGCAAGACCTGTCTGAGCATCTTGTCAGCCTCAGCCGTATAGTGTTTTTCAAGTTTGGGGTCATCCAGTTCATATTTGTCAGCAGCTTCAGGGACACCCAATTTTGCATAAAAGGCTTTCCGTTCCTCAGCAGTCGCATTCTCGCCCGGAATCCGTATACTGTTTCCCTCAAGGTCTAAAAGGGTTTTCCCCATCTCACTTATGGTCTTAAACTGGGTAAACCTTTCATTCTTTTGAAGGTCACCGTCTAACTGTGCTATCCATGCCGGTGGAGTATTATTACTACTGTTATTCTGATCGTTGTTACCCCCGCTATTGGGGTTGGCTTGATCTGTGTTATCCATTTGATACCTCCGATAATTTAATATTTCCGTGTAAGTGTTGGTGACACTTAGCGCAGTAAGTAATGCCATTATCTATTGCGAATGCTAATTCTGGATGAGTAGATAGTTGTTTTATGTGATGAGGATGGAGGAAAACACCTCGCTTGCCGCATTCCTGACAAGCCCAGTTATCTCTTGAAAATACCGCCTCTCTCCATAAACGAAACTGGATAGAGTTTCTAAGTGATTTGTTTTTTGCCGTTTTCCCACCTTGCCAGTTTGTGCCTTTGTCTCCTCTACATCGAAGAGATGCTTTAATTTTTGTTTCAGGATTTTCCCAATGTCTTCGTAACCCTTCACGTTGTTTCTCTATTTCTTGTTGCGATTTTCGTCTACCAATATTAATAATTGTTGCCTTCTTCAGATTTTCAATAGAAGAAAATACAGCTTTGTTGTTTTTGTGTGCCAAAGATAACGATCTCTTTTGTTCATCGGTACGTTTTTTGCCCTTATTGGATTGAGCTATTTTTAGCACATGATCCAAAGATTTAGACCTAAATTGTCTTATATATATGCCTTTAGGCAATAACTTTCTCCTTCACGGGTTGTCTTGCCAACCTTTTAATAAAATCCCTTATTGTTTCTTTATCCACTTCTCCCCCGCCAAGTATCCTGAGCAAGCGTATACCGTAATTCTTTAACGTAACGTCTTCCTCATTTGCTGATTCTTCAAATATGCCAAGGTCATAAATTATATGTAGGAGAACGTCATCTGAACCCTTGCCGGAAAACACTCTGCGATATTCAGCAATCAGGGTTTCATTGGGAAATAAATCTAATCTATCCACCCACCCCTCCCATAGCGTTTATGTTCTTGCCCGCTTCACTTGCCGTCTTAAGCCCTTCTGCCATCCCTTGAGCATTCTCCAGCATATTTTGTTGCTGCATAGCCTTTAACCTTCCTTGCCGTTTCTTATCAACCTTTTCTTTTTCAACGATAATTTCCTGTGGGACGCCATCAATCTCTGCCAATACACGGCTTGCCTCATCAAGATCATAATTATCAAGCACTTCAGGCTGTGCCTGGACAAGCGGTGTAATGTCTATAAAAAACTTCCTGATGCCTTCTTTTGAAAATTTCTCCTTTTGTGCTTGTGCAAGAGGCCCCATATAAACAGGGTCAAACCTTAATGCAGGGTCATTAGCCGCCATTTCAAGAAGAATGTCAGGAGGGTTAGACATCCTTCCGGCTTTAACCTCAATATCATAAACACAGTCAAGAATATGGTCGAGTTCTGTGTTTAGCGGGCCAAGTTCTGCACCTAAGACCGCCGCTTTCTCTGCCATCAGTTCACTTACTTCATAGGCTGTGCGTTGCCCTCTACCCTCAAGGTTTGCCAGCATCAGAAATGTATCAACATGAAAGCGCTCTTTAATGGCTGCTTGTTTTCTGTCCATCACATTATCTGTTGCAATAAAATTAGACCCAGTATTCGCAGGCATAATCTTATCTCGGAAGTTTTTTACATAATTCAACCCTCTGGGTTTCCATTGTACTTTACCTTCAAGATAATCAGGGACATTAAGAGGGGGGTCAAGCATCATCTGACGAGCTCCTAAGTCACATTTATCAATGAGGTTCACACCCTTAATATCAGCCATTGCAAGCATGGCCGGGGTAATCGCATAAGGTTCTTTACCTGACCTCATATACCGCCATACAGCGTAAGGGAATCTATCAAATCCTGAGATACGGCAAACATGATTCCCAGCAAGTAGCAACCAGATAGAGGCGTATTTCTTGTTAGCCGCATCCTTCATTCTGTCATCATATTCCTCTCTGGGAATACTGC